GAATTGATAGGTGCAAAGAAAGCGACAATCCTATCGAAGTTCAAAAAGAATCAGAATGCAAAAAGCACTTCAAGATTCTTGACTAATGAGTTTATAAAGGAGATAGCATAATGGCTGAAATAAAAGTAAACGATGATACTTTTGATGTCGAAGAATTCTTTTGGGTTCTAGACAGCATCAGGGAATCGGGAAAAATGAATATGTTTGGGGCTCCCAAATGGTTAGAAGAAAACATGGACTTGACTAAAGCACAAGCAAAGCAAGTATTCATGGCATGGACGGAGACATTCAATGCCACATCTTAGAGTTGACGATGCCTACTACGAGAGGATTCCGACTCACGATCTCAGCAAGTTCGCTGACGCAATCAATGATGTTGGGCCATCCCCATGTGTCTTTCACAATTGTGATAGGTTCGAATTGTGTAAAGAAGAGAGAGTTGAATGTTTTGCATTCAGAGCTTGGGTCAATAATGGTGAGAAGTATTTGACTGAGAAGAATGCAAAAGGTGAGATAAAATGTGTCAAAAAGATAGGGAGATTACTTGAACCTCTCAAATAAAGGCCTTGACAATGCCCCTGGCTTTTTGATAGCATATACTTATAGATTGATGAAAAAGGAGACTATATGGAAAAATCTGTGAAAGTAAATGGTAAGGACTTTGCCATTACTCCCGATAAGGGTGAGGTGTTGGATACCCTCATTAAATCGTATCCTACCAAGACTGCCTTTACTAGGGCGGAGATAAAAGAGGCACTGGATGGTTATCTACCATACTGGATAAAGTCCTCTAGGTTCCCATTCAAGGAACAGAATCCCGAAGGTGGGGTTATCTTCAACCTTGAACAGGTTATCTCAGGATACAACGGTGGGTATTCCCACGGTGGCGAATCTCCAGTGAAGGTTGCACCAGTTCCAGCAGCTGTTCCTTCGAACATGCCTGTTGCAGCTGCAACTGCTTCTGTGAATTTACTTGATGAACAAGTCAAGATTATTCCTGAGAAGATGTCGAACTATGTTCCATTTGGACATTTCAAAGATGTCAAGAACATAATCAAGTCTAAAATTTTCTTCCCAGTTTTCGTAACTGGTCTTTCAGGAAATGGTAAGACTCTTATGATTGAACAAGTTTGTGCCCAATTGAAGAGAGAACTCTACAGAGTCAACATCACCATCGAAACTGATGAAGATGATTTGATGGGTGGTCACTCTCTTGAAAGTGGTAACATTGTTTTCAGAGAAGGCCCTGTTGTCAAAGCAATGAGAAAAGGAGCTGTCCTTCTTCTTGATGAAGTTGACTTGGGTTCTAACAAGTTGATGTGTTTACAATCAGTTCTTGAAGGTAAAGGTTACCTAATCAAGAAAACTGGTGAGTGGGTGACTCCTAAAGAAGGGTTCACTATCCTTGCTACTGCAAACACTAAAGGACAAGGTTCGGAAGATGGGAAGTTCATCGGAACTCAAATCATGAACGAAGCCATGTTGGAAAGGTTTGCAATCACAATGCAACAAGAATATCCCCCAGTGAAAACTGAGAGAATGATTCTTTCAAAAGAAATGGGTTTGACTGGTGAAGTTGACCAAGACTTTTGTGACAAACTTGTTGACTGGGCTGATGTAATCAGGAAGACTTTCTATGAAGGTGGTATCGATGATGTCATCACCACTAGAAGGTTGGTTCACATCGTGAATGCATACAGAATGTTCAAAGACAAAATGAAGTCTATTGAAATGTGTATTTCAAGATTCGATGAAGAGACAAGGAATTCTATCCTTGACCTCTACACCAAGGTTGACGCTGGTGTTAACCTAGGTGAGGAATCAGAAGAAGAAACTTCTGAAAACCCTGTTGACGATTCAGACTACTAATAGTAAAATAGTAGGTATGTCAGAAATCAACTACAAATACAACGAGAAGGAACTCCTCAAGGAGTTCTCTTCTTATGTAGATAAAACATATGATCTACACTATTCTAAGGATAAGTTTCAGGCAACTGAGTTTATCATGGATGGTGGACACGGAGAGGGATTCTGTATCGGTAATATCCTTAAGTATGCTCAAAGGTATGGTAAGAAGGATGGATACAATCGTGCAGACTTGTTTAAAGTTATACACTACGGGTTCCTTGCTTTATATAATCACGATACACACATAAAGGAGGCTGGAAGTGATGAAAATTAGTACAGATACGAGAAATGTCTTAAAAAATTTCTCAACTATTAACTCAGGTATTAGAGTTAAGAGTGGTAACAAGTTGGAGACTATCTCTAACATGAAGAATATTCTTGCAGTGGCAACGGTAGATGAATCGTTCCCTCAAGATTTTAGTATATATAACTTGCCTGAGTTCTTAGGTGCAACATCGTTAATGACTGACCCCGATTTTCAATTCGGTGATGCAAGTCTAACAGTTGCAGATGAGAATTCAAGTCTTGCATATTTCTATGCAAGTGAAGGTATGGTTGTTGCACCTGATAAAATGATTACAATGCCTGAGGCAGAAATCAACATTGAGATATCATCAACACTTCTTTCTGAGTTACAGAAAGCTGCAAGTGTTCTAGGTGTAAATGATTTAGTATTATCTAGTGATGGTAATGTAATTAAACTAGATGTTACTGATAAGAAGAATCCTACATCAAATACATTCTCAAGAATCGTAGGTGAAGGAAATGGTTCTACTTATACGATGAACTTCAAAATTGAAAACCTTAAAGTCCTTGATGGGAACTATAGGGTTGCAGTATCATCAAAAGGTATTTCTAACTTTGTCAATACAGACATCGACCTAGAATACTTTATTGCATTGGAGCCAGACTCAAATTACAATGCTTAACCTATATATTAGTGTGAGTATTGTGCCAGTCTCTGCAATGCACACGGGAGTTATCCGATCTCATCAATCTTCAAGGGTGGATAGCACTGTAGACTCGGCGGGGAGTTTACAACCATGAATCAAGAATATCTATTCGTAGAAAAGTATCGTCCTCAAACTATTGAGGACACGATACTACCTGCTGGTTTAAAATCCACATTCCAAGAGTTCGTAAAACAGGGAGAGATTCCTAATCTCATGTTATGTGGTTCTGCTGGTGTTGGTAAAACAACAGTGGCTAAAGCACTCTGTAATGAGTTAGGTGCAGACTTTATTGTAATCAATGGTTCTGATGAGGGGAGACTCATAGACACTCTTAGAACTAAGATAAAGAACTTTGCATCTACTGTATCATTATCAGATGCACCGAAGGTTGTGATACTGGACGAAGCAGATTATATATCTGCAGATTCAGTTCAACCAGCTTTGAGAAACTTCATAGAAGAGTTCTCTGCAAACTGTAGATTCATATTCACTTGTAACTACAAGAACAGAATTATACCACCGCTCCATTCTAGGACAACGGTAATCGATTTCACAATGACACCTGATGAGAGACAAAGACTTGCATCAGTTTTCCTTGCAAGACTCATGGAGATTTGTGATACCGAGAACATTAAATATGACCAAAAGGTTTTAGTTGAACTTGTAATCAAGTTCTTCCCCGATTTCAGAAGATGTATCAACGAGGTTCAAAGGTATGGAGTCTCAGGAGAGATTGATAGTGGATTACTATCTACACTTTCCGAAGAGAAACTTACACCTCTCATTGATATGTTGGCTGAGAAGAATTGGAAAGGTATGAGAAAGTGGGTTGGTAAAAATTCCGACAACGATTTCAACACCCTCTATCGTAAACTTTTCAATGCATTGGAACAACGATTGGAACCTACATCCATTCCAGCTGCAGTTTTGTTTATCGCTGACTATCAGTACAAGTCTGCTTTTGCTATGGATTCTGAGATTAATTTCGTTGCATGTTTAACTGAAATCATGTCGGAGTGTAAATTCAAATGACAGAATATCAAGAGAGAGTGAATATGCAGAAGATGATTCTTCTTGCAGAAGAATATAGAGAATCACCTAAGTGGATACATTCACATAGTTTAACTTCAATGTGGTATGAAACAGAAGAGACTAAAGTAGATGCAGTCAAGGGTGTAATGGATACTCAATTTATGGATGGAAGAATTGAGAGAGTTACTCATGATGGTAAAAAATACATTATCAAACAAGGGTTGACTGGTGAAGACCTAGTACAAGAAGTCTCTAGAAATCTTGCAGACTCAGGTAAACAACTCGGTGAGTAAACGAAATCCATTCGATTTTGTAAAGTCGGTCTCTTACGACAAAAAAGACCTCATGGTTGATGAGGTCGAAGAGAAAGCATATCAACCATTCCTAATAAACAGAGCATTATCCTATCATCAGGATTCTGTTTTCCTTACTAATGAAATGAATGTCAGACATGGTGTAGACAACCGTCTTCAATACCAGTTTTTCCTAAATACTCTTAGAAAAAGACAACGATTTTCACAATGGCAAAAGCCTTACATTAGTAAGAAACTCGATACTGTAAAAGAATATTATCAGATATCTACTAGAGAAGCCAAAGACTATGTGGAACTATTGTCTGATAAACAGTTACGAGAATTGAAAAACAGAATGAAAACTGGTGGTAAGGATAATGGATAACCAAGAAGATATAATCAAAGACCTTGTCGAGGTCACTTTCCCTGAGAAAGACGATTTCCTTAAGATACGGGAAACACTATCACGCATAGGTGTTGCATCCCGAAGAGAGCAAGAACTCTTTCAATCATGTCATATACTACACAAGCGTGGTAAGTATTACATAACACATTTCAAAGAACTATTCAAACTAGATGGTAAACCTTCTAACATCGATGAGTCAGATATCGGTAGAAGGAATACTATTGTAG